CGGACAGCGCTTCGGCACTGGCTCCTGCCTGTTCGGCAAGACCTTGCAGGGAGGCTGCGGCCTCAACCGTCTGGACCACGAACTCCTTGATCGCCACAACAGAAGTCACGCCAATGGCGACAGCAAAGGCCTTTTGCGCGACGCCAGACATGCGCTCCATCGAAGCCTTCATGTCACTGGCGTGTTTGTTCAGCAGGTGAGCGCTTTTGCCTAGGTCAGCACGAAATTGCGAAGTCTCGGCCGACAGGCGAATGACGAGTGAGCCCAGATCAGACATTACCGCTTTCCTTCTTACTCACTTTATGCGCAAACATGGCTTTGAACTTATGCACATTCACTTGCACTTCATCGCTCTCCATCTTTTCTCGCCTGTCAACGAACGGCATGAAGTCCTCTGGGGTGAATGGCTTGACGCCGTCAGCACGATGGGCATTGGCGAAGGTTGAGGCCACGACGCCACTTCGGTAGTCGCCCCGCATGTCACCAAACGGATCCAACTGGTAAAACGCCATCCATTCCGTCAGTTCGTCCGACCCGATCGCCGCCAGCAATTGGCGCACCGGTTGTCCAAGGGCCAGCGCCAAGCGAAACACAAAGCGCCGCGCCGGGTGGGCAATCAGCCGTTTTTTGCGGCGTCCACCTGATCGACCCCAATGCCATTCATGCGTTGCGCCACCGAAAACACCCGATCCAGCGCCTTGGCGCTCTTGGCGCCCAGCGCCGGGATATCAGCCTCGTTGAACAGGCGTGCACCAGTCTTGTCGCAAAGAGTCAAGGCAACCAGACGCGCGCGCACGTTCTCAAACTTGCCGTCCTTGCCCACAAGCGTGGCTTCAAACGCGTCGCGATCCGTTCCGGTCATCGTGCGCACTTGCACCTTGCCACCCCACTCGGGGACATCCACTTCTTCACGAGGCAGGTCGTCACTTTGAAGAATTTGTTCACGGGTGAGCATTCCAGAATTCAACATATTCAAATCCTTCAGACTTCAGTGATTTCGCCGTCGATCTCGATGGTGACGCTGGCTTGCACGACCGCATCCACCCCGCCTTGCACGTTGAATTGGGTGACGTACCCATAGAAGGTCCAGACCGTTGGGATTGAGTCCGAGAACGTGATCTGGAACTGCTGGCGGGTGCGCGCAGATCGGTCTGCGATCAGTCCTTGATGCACCGTGTTACCGGGGTCGTAGTGCAAGGTCAAGGACAACTGCCCCTCATCACGCAGACCCACGCGTTTCTCTTTTGAGGTGGAAGTCAGATTGGTCACATCAATGACCGTGGCCTGACCGCCTGGCCCTTGAAAGGACACCACGTTGGGAATCGTTTCAAAGGCTGATGTGCCCTTGCGCGCAATGGCGATGCCTTGCGCATTGATTGCTGTGCTGCTCATTCTTTCTCCAAAAATTGCTGGTTAGTCGCTCAAGCCCTGAGCGTGAACGTAAAACGTGTAATCAACCGAGACGCGGTAAGCGGCCGCCTCGTCATCAAACTCATTGGGACCCATGCGCACATCAACCAATGCGGTGTCCTCAACCGTCAACGCCTCAAGGACGCGGTCCTGCAACGCCAACGCCTCACTGTAGACGGTGGCGTAGGCATCCACCTGAACGCGCGAGCGGTTCAAACCCTGCAGGCCGTCCATCGCCATGACTGCGGCAACTTCAATGGGCGTGTAGACGACGAGCGGATAGGTGGCCTCAGCCGGAGCCACGAACGCAAACACACGACCGCCTGCCAGCGCGGAAATTGCTTGATAGAACTGCTTCATTGATCACACTCGCCGAAGTTCTGCTGCGGCTTTAGCGATGCGTTCCTGCAAACGCTTCTTCATGGCCATTGCGGCTTCAACACGCTTGGAATCAAGCGCCGGACGAAGGAACGGGCGGGCGGCCATCTTGCGGGTGCCAAACTCGATGAAGCGCCAGTACCAGGCGTCCTGCGAGAGGTTTCCCTTTTTGCCTTGCTTGCGATACTTCTTGCCATGACGTACGGTCACGAAGAACGTCTGGCGGTCCTGGCCCGAAAGCTCACGAATCTGCTTCATGATCACTGAACGTTTCAAGGTGCCAGGTGGCGGCTGATCCTTGCCCAGTGCCTGCACTGCCTTGGGTGCGCGAAGCTTGGCCTCATCCCGCACCACCTTGGCGCCTGCATAGACCGATGCGCGAAGACCATTGCGAGCCAGTCGATCGGGCAACTGTTGCAGCGCCTGGTCCAATTCCTTCAAGCCATCAATGTGAACGGTTTCCATCAGGTTTCCTTGATCTCTGTGGCCAACAAGATGATCCGCTCACGCGTCTGGTCCACATTGATTGCCGAATGGATTTGCAACTGGCGGCCGCGATGAACGACGCGCAATTGAGCCACCTGATGCGGATCGTCAAACAGCGCCTGATACCGGACCGAGATCTGGTGTGTGAGCTCTGAGGACAGGCGCCCCGCGATCAGTGCTTCACGCCCACTCAAGGGTTTGACCTCGGCCCAAACCTCCATCAGATCACTCCAGGCCTGAGACACCGCGCCATAGTCATCCTTGGTGACAAGTGGCCGTTGGAACATGACGCGTTGATTCAGAGCACCAGCAAAGACACTCATACCGCCACCTACACGAACGCAACTTTGTACGGATCCAGCAAGCCATCAACAAACGGCAGCGAAGCGATGCCCGTCCTGGACACTTCCTCGCGGTGCGCATACAGGCTGCCCACGCGCAACTTGATCCAGGACTTGATGCCCTCGGGCACCGCTGCAGCATCTCCATAGCCCGCATCAAAGGTGACGATCACAGAACCAATCTGTGGCAGCACCGTTGGCCAGACCTTTCCAAACGCAGGCGCGATGCGCACGGGTTCTGAGTTCAGGTCGACCACGTAGTCGCTGCCTGGCATGGTGTGCCAGTCATCATCGGTGCCCATGTACTGGACGCTGATGATGGATTGCACCGGTGACTTGTGGATCAACAACGCTGGACCAGCCACACAGAATCGGTCGAACGACGCTTTCCAGCGCGCGGTAACGAGCTGTCGCCCAGTGATGGTCTCAGCCGCCGCACGCGCTGCGGTGATTACGCCTTGAATCAACGCGTCGTCGTCGTTGAAATCCACCCGAAGGTGCAGTTTCGCTTCTTCAAGGCTCACCGGCTCTGATGCCGGTGGTGTGACCAGTTTCAAAGCCATGAGCCTTCACCCCTCACGGTTGTTCAAGCGACCACTTCAGCCACGGCGGCCTGGTTGAACTGATCGGCAGGTTCACGCCGGGCATTTACACCCAGCAAGAGCGCAGCGGTGTTGGCCGCAGCCCCGGCAACGGTCAGCGCCAGGCGCACATATGCAAACCCCGCGTTGACATCCAGGTCCTCACCACACAGGTTGATCAGCACCTGCGCGTTATCCCCCACGCCATCAGCCAATTGCTGAATCGCCGTGCCATCGATGTCCTTGGCACCAGTTCCAGTGGTGTCGATGGCTTGCTGCAGCTTGGCGTCCACCGTCGCGCCCACTTCCAGCGCACCAGTGGCAACTATCGCCAGCGCATCCAAATGGTTGGCCAGAGGCACCCAGGCCGTGTTGACCGTGCCCACGGCTTGTGCCGACGGATCGATGGTCGCGAGAATCGACAGCTGCTCGCTGCCCGTTGCGTTGAAAAACATCTTGAACTCCTTGAATCAATGAAATCGGGTGAGAGAGTCGGGCAGCGCCCAACTCGTCTCAATCAAGTCAGCGCGCACCCAGCTGGATGAACGGCGACATCGTCGCGTTGCCCTTGGCTGGGGCTATTGGGCTGGCGATCTTGGATTGACCATCCATGCGGAAGGTGGTGCGGAATGCCGCCATGTCTGCATCGAAATACAGATGCATGGAAGTGGCGGTCTGCATGCCACCAGCCTTGGTAATGGTCTGGTAGTACGACAGATCAGCCAGCAACACATCGCCTGCAGCAGAGAACGTGTTGGCGTGCTGCGATACAAACACCGGGCGGCCCAGCAGCGTGCCGTAGGGCGAAGGCTGGATGCCACCCACGTTCAAGCCCGTGGGCAGGTAGATGGGGTAGTTGCCCAGCGTCAAGGTGAACAGTGCCGGCAGCACATCGTTGTTGACGATCCAGACGGACTTGCCAAACGAGCCCGGCGGCAGGCGCGAGATCATCTTGGCCAGGTTGTTGGGCGTGAGCGTCTGTGTCGCCTGACCCGAATCCTTGTTCACCGTCACCACGGTGGCGCCCGTCATGCAGCCCACGGGCACACCCGTGCCCGAACCAAACAGGATGGACTCATTGGTCTTCCAGCGAATGGAGGTGGCGATTTTGTCCGGCAAGTAGCTGGACAGCGCATTGGTGTCGTCCAGCAACTCGTCGGTCACCGGCACCAGGGCCATGAGCTTTTTGAGGCGCAGCGTGGACAGACCCAAGACAGGCTTGGTGCTCACCGCAGGCGTGGCCTCTCCCTGCCAGAAAGCGCGGATACCGTTGCTACCCCAAGGCGTGGTCTCGTCCTTCGGGAAGGCCATGGTGTTGCCAGTGACTTCGACGTTGTCGGTCATCGGCAAGAGCGAATCCTCACCCAGCGAGAGCTGGAAGATTTCTTGCGCGAACTGCGGGGGCACCATGAAGCCGCCGTCCTGTGCCGAGCCTTCAGAGCCGAAGTTGGCGGGGACCGCTGCATTGCGGTTCACGCCAATGAGCAGGCGATCATCAATGGAGGCGCCAGGCTTTTGCGCCTGACAAACCGTTTTAAGGAACTCGCCCACACTCTTGAAGCCGTGTTTGGGGTCCAGATCACGGTTGTCGGACACCGAGATCATGGGCATTGCAGTGCGGGCACTGGGCTTTGCCACGTCCTCAGGCACACCCATCGCAGCCACTCGGGCAGAGCGCGCTTCTTCAGCAATCAGGTCAGCCTCACGATCGATGGCCGCGGACGTGGCCTCGATCTTGGCTTTGAGGACCTCGAAGGCCTCGACCTCTTCATCGCTCATGTCACGTTCTTCGTTGATCGCGATTTCGGTCAGTTTGCGTGCGTCTTGCACTAGGGTGGCCTTCTTGGCCTGCAGCTCTCGCAGTTGTTTACTCATGTGGTCAAACTCCATAAATGAAAAGAGCCACCGGCCTTTCAGCGGGTAGCTCGGGGGGAAGTGGCCAGTGTTCGACCACGGGCGCACAAACAGCGAAGCGACCACTTGGGTCGCTTCAATAGGAAATCAGTTCGGTTCGCTCAGGCTCTATCCAGCCAAATCTTTCACGGTAGCCAGTGGCAAGTACAAGAACAATGGGTTGTCAGCGGTTGCATGAAACCCATGATGCAAATAGAACTCAGCCGCCTCGTCGTCCTTGGCATCAACCACAAACGCATAGGCTGCGATTTCTGCTCTTGCAGCGCGGCGCAACGCATCGGCGAGCAACGCGCCTCCTAAGCCTTCGCCTTTGAATCCCAGATCCACTGCCAGACGCCCCATGCGCACCGCAGGCACATTGGGGTAGCGAGGTAATTTCTTCGCGAGATCTTCAGGCAAATCCGTCAGGAGAATGCTCGTGGAAGCCAGTGTGTAATAGCCAGCAACGCGCCCGCTGTTATCCAACGCAGTGAAACAGGCTGCCACCCGACGCTTGATATCCTGGTCAACCTGGGTTTTGAAATACCGATCCAGCGGCTCAACGCCGCAATGGAAGTCCGATCGTTCTACCTCTGCACTGAGAGCAACAACCTTGAATCGGCTAGCCATCAAGCCGCCAACAGCTTGTTGGCCTTGACAAACGCACGCTTAAGCGCGGCATTGGGTTTGGCGGGCGTGATCATGGCTTTGGCAAATGCCTCCTGATCCGCCATCGTCAGACGAACCTGATCTGCCTGTTCAATGGCCTGAGTCGCCGCTGACTGCAAAGAGTGGGCCACGAAATCGGTCACTGTCCTGCCTTGAATCTCAGCGGCACGCTTGATGATGACGTGCAAGTCATGACTGATCCTCGCCTCCAGCCGTGCAGACTGTGGCTTATGAATCCGAGTCGAGGTGGCAGTTCGTGCGGTCATGTGGTTTTCCGGTTGCTTGCACCTATTGTACGGCAGATTGCCGGTTTTATTCAAGAACTTGAATTTACCTCAACAACGACAGATCCAGCACAGCACGATCTACACGCGCACGACTAGCCGCAGTCTTGCTGCGCGTTTGGTTCGCGCGCATCTTGGCAATCACTTGGTCAAACGTGGCAACGCCATCAACCATGCCCTGCGCAACGGCAGCGTCTGCACCCAGCACTCGACCTTCGCCCATGCCGGTTCGCACTTGATCCACGCCAACACCACGACCCTTGGCCACACCTTTGATGAATGCAGCGTAGTAATCGTTTACGCGGGATTGCATAAAGCCAAGAGCTTCTTCATCCAACGCTGAATACGGATTGCCCTCGACCTTGAATTTTCCAGCCGAGACCAGTGTGGGTTTGATGCCGTCCTCTGCCAGCGCCTTGGAGTAATCAAAGTGGGCTTGCCACACACCGATGGAGCCCACTTCGCCGCCGGGCGTCACATACAACTCGTTGGCGGCGCTGCCAATCCAGTACGCCGCCGATGCGGCCAGGCTGTTGGCGATCGCCACAATGGGTTTATCGCCGCGTGCTTTCAAGATTTCGGCCGCAAGCTCACTGACGCCATAGACACTACCACCAGGGCTGTCGATGTCGATCAGGATCTGGCCGACTGTCGGATCGGCAATCGCTTCGCGAAGCGCGGCGGCAAATTGCTGTGTACTGGTGCTGCCAGGGCCGGAAATGTCGTCAACCATGTTGCCACGCTGAGTGATCACGCCGTACAGAGGCAGCACCGCAATACCGTTTCCAGCGTTGGCGGCTGTCATTTGCTTGCGCGTGTCGCGAACCACGCGGTCCGCGTTGACCTTGACCATGACGTCATGGGTCGCAGCTTCGCCACTGGCCCATCGCGA